TCGCATTGCCGGCGAGGTCCTCGACGCCACTGACCGTGAGCCGCACCGCGTCGACGCCCGGGGTCAGCGTGAGCACCACCGTATCGGTGTCCGTCAGCGTCGCCGTGAACGAGACGCCCGGGACCAGCGTGTAGTTCCCCGTCGTCTCGGCCGAGGTCTCGTCGACGTCCTCAGAGAACGTGATCTCGATGGTGGTCTTGCTGGTCATGCGAGCGCGCGTAACCGTCGGCGGCACCACGTCGAGCACCATCTCGTAGGCGCCCGCGTCGGTCGGGTCGCTGCGGGAGTCGCCTTCGTAGTCGAGCAGGACCGTCGCGTTTCGACTGAGCGAACGGATCGCGGGGCTCGTGAGCTCCAGCGTCAGATCACCGCCCGCCGCGTCGACGAACAACGGATCGGCGTTCTGATTGCTGCCGCCGTCGGTGCCCGCGAACCTAGTCGTGAAGGTGCCGTGAGCGATGTTCTCGACGTAGGTTCCCGAGCCCGCATCGATCGCGTGCGAGCCTCCCGTGCCGAGGTTCTTGATCAGGTTGCCGCGAGCAGTCGTGATGTTGCCCGCGATGACCTTGCAGTTGCCCCCCGTGTTCCAGGTGCCCGAAACGGAGTTGTGCGCCACGAGCAGCGCATCGCCCGAGTGGAACTGCACGTTCGTCGGACACACGACGTCGTTGTTGTAAACTTCGGTCAGGCTCCCGTACGTCAGCACGATCCCTTTGGATCCGCTGCCCGACGATCCCGACGTGCGCACCTTGCAGTTGATGAACTTCGACCAGCGGTTGGCGAAGCTGCCCAGGTTGACGATGCACGCGCGGCCGGTGTTGCCTTCGAACTCGCACCCGTCGATCACGATCCCGTCGTTCAGCTGCCGGATCACGCCGAGCGATGCGTTGGTCCAGCCCGAGAACTTGAGGTTTCGGAGCGTGAGCTCACCGGCCGCGCTTGAGAACGCTCGATAGGATCCGCAGTTGATCGCGGTCGTTGCGCCGGTCGAGGCGATGATCGGCTTGTTGTCCGGGTCGGCTGCCTCGATGACGCACACGACACCCCAATACCCGTCGGTCACCTTCTGCGTGTCGAGCGCCTCGGTGTACGTCCCGCCATCGACGACGATCCGATCCATGTCCGCGCGGCTCGTCGCTGTGGTTCGGCACGCTTGGATCGCCGCTTGGATCGTCGTGTAGTCCCGGCCAGACGGCCCCACCGTATAGGTCGTGCCCACTAGTCCACCGCCTTGACCGTCGCGCTTCCGCTCGTGATCGTGCCCGTCAGTGTGATCGGCGCCGGGTTCATCACGGCCGATCCGCCCGAGAATCCGACGGCCACCGTGTTCGCGGGAATGGTCACGCTCACCGTGTCGGTGTTGCGCGCGACGCCCTTGCTCGCGCTCGTGCCGAGCTGGATCCCCGAGGTCGAGAGGGTCACGACCTTGCCCGTCGAGTCGTAGAGCGCGACCTGGCCCGACGTCAGACTGCTCGGCCGGTGCGACCGATGCGACGTCGCGAGCGCCAGAGGGTGCGACTCGTCGGCGCCCGCGTGGACGATGACGACATCGGAGCCGGCCGGCGCCACCGCCGCCAAGCCGTAGGGCTCCATGAGCTCCACGTCATCGACCGTCGTCCCGCCGACTTTCGCCTGGACCAGGCGCAGCGCGCCGTCGACGAGCCGGCTCGACGTGAGCACGCCGCGCCGAATCATGCCGAGCAGTCGGGCCGCGGCGCTCATCGGTTCGCCTCCGCGCGTTGCTGGGCTGCTGCCACGTCGGCCGCATCGAGCCAAAGCCCCTTCTCGGCCCGAGCCCCTCGGCGTCGGCCGCGGCCCGGCGGGGCGTACTGCGCGAACGCCTCGGGAGGCTGCAGCGTCAGCTCGGTACGCGTGCCCGTCAGGTCGCGGGAGAGCCGCGCTTCGACAATCAAGAAGTCATCGTCGATGAGCGCGGGAGGCACCCGAACGCGGACGACTTGGTTGATTGCCCAGACCGTGCCCTCGCTCGTGAGCCAGCCCGGCACCACGGCGGTGATCGACGTCGACCGGCCCCACCGGGTCAGCATCTCCCACTCTGCCCGCGCCTTGCAGGCCGCGGCGTCGGTGCGCCCGTCGGGCTGCAGCACCAGGCGTCGGTGCCGGCTCACGTTGTCGGTGGCTGTCCCGTTGACGAGCTGGGCCGCGTCCGCGTCGATGGTCGCCGTCCCGGCACGCTGGCCGCGACACACGTACTCGCTGAATCGGTCCGCGCCCGAGAACCGGCACGAGACCGAGATGAGGTTCGAGCCGTAGACGAGAGCGCCCGGGATCCGCTCGGACCCCGCCCGCGTGATGAGCAACCGCCCCCGCTCGTCGTCGCACACCATGAGCTGGCGCAGCCCGCACGCCCGCTCGATCGCATCGTAGACCGTCTCCCCGAGCTGCAGCGCGAACCGCTCGAGCGGGGCGCCGGTCGCCACGTCGGTCACGACGTCGACCCCGTACTCGGCGGCGAGCTCGGCCGCGAGGTGTTCGACCTTGACGGCCGCCCAGCGGCGCTTGCCGTCGGGGTCCGGATGGCAGTCGACCAGGTCGCTCGTCTTGCTGCGCCCAGAGACCGGCATCTCGATCCCGTCGCCCCGCACGTTGATTGACACGTCGTCGACGTAGCCCGTGATCACGGCCTGCCGGTCGATACGCACGACGCACGACGACTGAGGCCGGATCACCACCGGGTCGCTCGCGCTCGCGCCCTGGTAGAGCTCGAGACTGAACGGCCAGCCCACCCGCTCAAGCGAGCGCGTGATCTCGACCGACGACCAGCCCGAGTAGGACCGGCCCCCGACCTCAAGCTGGACGTCGTGTTTCGCCAGCTCGGTCATCGGGTCAGCACCGAGAGCGCCCGGACCGGCGCGAACAGGGGGTGAATGATGTCGTTGCGATCGACCACCTCGGTCGTCCGCTCGGCGTCGCCGTAGAGCTCCCAGGCGATCAGCGTCACCGGCACCACGCCGCGGGGCGTGTACTCGGTCACCCGAGGCAGGCCTGCGACCCGCCGCGTCACGTCTTGAATGAGCGCCGTCCTGAGCGCCCGGAGTGTGTCAGCCGTCTCTGCGTCGGCCTCCTCTTCTTCAGCGGCGATGAGGGCGGCGATCGCATCGCGGTCGGCAATGGCGTCGTCGTACACCGACAGCTCGGCGTCCCGGATGTGGGCGCACGCCGCCGTGAGGGCGTACCGGCACTGCGCCCGCCGGGCCGCATAGTCGACCGTCGCGATCCGCTCGCTGTCCGTCGTGGCCGGCGTCGGCGACACGTACGCATCGCCCGCCCCCGACGCCAGGCGTCGCAGACCGAGCAGGTTCCCGATCCGGACCATCAGCGACTGAACCGCCGCGGCGAACTCTTCGGGCGCGCCGGCCAGGTCTTCGACCCGAGCCCGGAGGTCCTGCGCCTCGGACACGACATCGGAGACGTCTTCGACGACCGCCATGGGCGTCGCCGCGATGGTCTCGATCTCCCCGAGCACGTCGTCGATGGCGGCGATGGCCGCGTCGAGCACGCCGAGACCATACCCGTCCGAGTCGAGCTGCTCGGTCACCTCGGCCAACGTGGCCGCGTCCATCGCGTCGATCGCGTCGTCGAGCGCTGAGCCCGTGTCGAGCGTCACGAACGACAGCTCGCCCGCCTCGACGAACGACAGCGAGAACAGGATCACGTTCCCGTTGTCCCAAGAGTCGACCTGCCGGTACTCCGTCAGATTGACCCGGATCTCGCCGTACACTGGGTGTACCAGCGTGCCAGGCCCCTCGGCCTCGAGCGCCTCAAGCAGCGCGACCGACTGCCCCGCCGCGTCGTCCCCGATCACATAGGCCTCGACGCTGATGGCGCGCGTCCGTCGACCAAGGTCTTCGGTCACCGCCAGGTCACCGCCCGGGGTCTCGTGAACCCCGACGCGACGACCGCCCGACAGTCCCTCGGTCTCGACTTCGAAAGGCACGCCGCGGAACGACGCGGCCCGTAGGCTGTCCGTCCACGCCATTAGAGTGCCCCCGTCCCGACCTTGCGAACGCCGGCTTTGACGTTGCTGGCCTTCGGCTTCTGCGTGATCTCGGCGTTGGTGCCCGGCTCCGACTTGACCGTAACCGTGATCTCCTGCGGTTGACTGGCCTGGATGCGCCCCACCAGATCCATGGTCGACGAGCCGAGCCGAGGCGCCGCCATCGACGACGGCGACATTGGCGGCATGACCGTTGGCGCCATATGCGGCGTGCCGCCCGATTCGAGAGCGCGGCGATCGAGCTCGGCACGCATGCGGCCGCCGCCGATGCTGTTCGCGCGCTCCTCATCGCGCCGCTGTTTATCCTCGTTGGCCGAGTCCCACGCCCACGACGCAAGCGAGCCGATGACACTGATCGCGCCGAGCGCGCCGAGTGCACGGCCCATCTTGCCGGCGCCGCGACCGGCGCCGGCCGCACCAGCTCCTGCTGCACCGGCTCCTGCTGCGGCACCGCTTCCCGCGCCCAGGGCTGAGCTGACCCCGCGCGCGGCGCCAAGAGCCGCCCCGCCGATAGACGTCAAGAGGGTGAGCAGGTTCGTAAGAGGCCCAATAACAGCGACGCCGGCTAGAATCAGGAACGCGTTCTTGAGCCCGCCGACTTTCTCAATCGCGTCTGCAACCGACGACACCACGTTCTTTACAGCGTCCCAAGCCTTCTTCACGAACTCCCGGACCTTGTCCCAATCGATGTTTCCGACAGCCTTCGCGACCTTGTCGATGGCCTCTACGATCTTCTGTCCGATGATGTCTTTGTTGGCGTCGTACCACTCTCCGAGTTTGGTCAGGAGAGGGCCGAATGCGTTCGCCAGCGCCTCGCCGACTCGTAGCTTGAAGGCGGTCCACTTGTTATTGAGGCGGCCCATCTGCTCGTCGAGGTCGCCGGCTTTGGTGGCCGAATCGGTCGACATCACGCCGTCTTTCCGCTTCTCCTCGCGGAGCTCCTTGAGGCGCTTGACCCCGGCGGTCAGCATCGGGAGCATGTCTTTGCTGGCGCCGCCGAAAGCCGCCGCGGCAAGCGCCGCTCGCTTGCCTGGGTCCTCGACCTCCTCAATGGCCGATGCGTAGAGCGTAAACGCTTCCTCAGAGGAGTTCGTTGCCTTCAGTTGCTTAAGAAGGTCTGGCGCAACTTTCTTCAGTGTTGTCGCGAGTTTGCCGGTACCCGTACGGGCCAGCGCCATAGCCTTCGAGAAGTTCAGGAACCCGGCATTGAACGTGCCGGCCGCCGTGTCGCTCTGCTCTGCCGCATAGCGCCACTCTTGGATCGCCTCGACTGCGAGTCCTGTCTTGGAGGAGAAGGCGAGAAGCTCGTCACCGGTGTCGATGTACTGCTTGGTCCAGTCCTCAGCCGCCTGGATCGCCCCTCGGATCGCGGAGCCGATGGCATTGGTGATGCCCTGGCCGATGCCCTGGCCGATGCCCTGGAGAACGTTGCGGCCGGCGCCCTTGATGGCATCGAAGGCGCCAGAGAACGCACGACGCAGCTTGGCTGCCATCGCGCGGACCGGGCCCGTCATGCCGTCCTGCGCCTGGACCGGGACGACTATCGCTGGCGTTGTTGCCACTTGTTCGCCTCCTCGGTCGCCTCGA